GCCGCGACTCGCGTCTTGGATCGTGGAGGCGACCGACTGCCTGGACACCAAGCTGAACAAGAAGATGGCGGAGAAGTGGCTGATTCAGGCGATTGCGAGAGCCTACAGCCCAGGCTGCAAGGCTGACTGTGTGCTCATCCTCGCGGGCGAGCAGGGCGCTGGTAAGAGCACTCTGTTCCGCACGCTGGCCACTGACGAGTACTTCGCGGATACGCCGCTCGACATCGGCTCTGCAAACTCGTACAGCCAGATTGCTCGCGCCTGGATCTACGAGGTCGCGGAGTTGGACTCAGTACGACGTTCCGCTAACAGTGCGACCAAGGCTTTCCTCAGTGCCCAGGAAGACAACTTCCGGCCAGCCTACGGGCGTCACGCGATCACCCTGAAGCGTCACGTTGTCTTTGCCGGTACGACTAATGAGTCTCAGTTCATCAATGACATGACGGGGTCGCGCCGGTACTGGCCCATCAAGGTGAGCGAGATCAACCTACACTGGGTCAGAGAGAACCGCGACCAACTGTGGGCCGAGGCCATCGTCGCATTTAAGAACGGTGAGACATGGTATCTGGACAAGGAAGCTGATGAAGATCGTCACAACTCCAGCTTGATCTACCGCCAGGACGACCCCTGGGCTGAGCCCATCTCGGACTACCTTATGATTCAACGAGGCCCGGTAACGATGAACCTCATCATGGAGGAGGGTTTGCAGATCGACCGTGGACGCATGAGCCGTAGAGACGAGATGCGTATTGCAGAAATACTTAGAGAGCTTGGGTATGAAAAAAGCAGACGAAGAATCGGTGGTAAGCTCAAATATGTTTGGGCAAAAAATGAAGTACTTAAATTAAATAATAAGGAAGCATAATGAGTAAAGTAGCAATGGGTGGCGGGGTATTCCTCGCGCCTGGATATCAAAATGAAGAGTCAGTGCTGAGCAGATTTCAGATCCGTAATCCTGAGTACGACATGGCGATGGGCATGAGGAAGAACGGCAAGTACGTGCCTATTCCTGACAAGCACATCAATGCATGTCACCGCATTCCTCTCGATCACCCATGGGGTGGAGGTCTCGCTGTGCCGCGCAAGGCAGCATCACAGATGAACCTCGGCAACATTATCGACGTGAGGACCGCACCAGACGCCCGTCTGTTGACCCTATCGAAGGGCTTCTCGCTTCGAGACTACCAGCAGAGCGCACTCAATGCGTGGCTCAAGAACAAAGGTGAGGGTGTAATCGTCGCCCCCTGCGGTGCCGGTAAGACAGCCATCGGCGTCTCAGCGATGACCAAGTTCAACACCAAGGCGCTGGTCTTGGTTCATACCAACGACTTGGCAGTGCAGTGGATGAATCGCATCCGGTCAATGCTCAACGAGGAGGCAACCCAGTATGGCGCGGGTAAGAAGGATGACTCTGGACGAATTGTCGTCGCAACTTTCCAGACTCTTGAACGAATGTCATTTACAGAGCGCTACCAGTTCGGGCGTCAGTTCGGACTGTGTATCGTTGATGAAGCACACCACGTTCCAGCGCACACGTTTTGCTCTGTCATGTTCTGCATGCCAGCAAGACACCGACTCGGATTGACGGCCACACCAGAGCGACCGGATGGTCTGACATCGATTCTGTGGTGGCACTTCGGTCAGCCGGTGTACGAGATCACCAACGCACAGTTGACTGCGTCTGGGCACGTTGTAGCGCCAACAATCGAGTGGCTATTCACTGACTACAGTGGTCCGCCTAATCGAGTCGATTGGTCGAAGCTGATTACTAAGATGACTACGGATGATGATCGTAATGAGAAGATCATCAATCGCGTTGTGAAGGCTTGCAACAATGGCCGACAGATCCTTGTGCTCTCCGATCGTGTGGATCACTGCATGAAGATCGCCAGGGTTCTGCAATCACATTCAATTGTCGCAGAGCCACTCGTAGGGAAGATGACTAAGAAACAAAGAGCAGAGGTTTTAGAACGTGCAGATAACAGAGAGATTCAAGTCGTATGTGCCACAACGGTCGCAGATGAGGGCCTTGATCTTCCATCACTCGACACTGTTGTACTCACAACTCCGACGAAAGCTATGGGCCGAATACAGCAAAGGATCGGTCGCGTTATGCGACCCCACCCACAGAAGCAAGATCCGATTGTTATTGATTGCATCGACGATAGCGGAGCAATGCATGGACTCGCTCGGAAGCGTCAAAAGCTCTACACCAAGCTCGGGTGCTCCTAAAATGATTGATGTATTGAAGAGACTTCCTGAGGGCTGGTACATGGTCGATACTGGCGACGGCTACGTCATCAGAGACGAGGAAGATGAGTTCGTCTGCGAAGCCGAAAGCACTGAAGAGCTACACGACATCCTGAACAACGAGTTTGAACTTGCACAGCTTTACGCCAGCATGATGTATGTACTCAAGACATCAAAGGCTGCTGAGGCTTAGCGTCTTGCACTCGTAAGGCCAGCCCACTCACGCACGGTCACTTTCTTCTTGGTGAAGTCTTCGATGGCGATAGCCAAGCGCAAAGACGGAATCGATCGACCCGACTCCAGGTCACGCAAGTAGGGCACCGATACGCTCAGGCCTTGTGGTCTGAGTGTCTCGTTGATCCATTTGCAGAAGCCAAATCGGCTGTAAAAAGCAGGCTGGCTCTCACGGAATGATCGTATATCCATAAAAAAATCCAGTCAGAAATTGTCCGGGTGAGGTGATGTTATTACCATCACGCCGTGATACAGTAAAGTCAAACACAGGAACCAGCCAGTATGAATGAAAACCTACCCACAATCGGGAGCAGCAGCATCGGGGCCATCCTCGGCCTGTCTCCCTGGAGCAGCCCATGGGATGTATGGGCACGAGCCCACGGTCTGACTGAAAGCTCCTCGTCCGCAGCTACGCAACGAGGTCACATCCTTGAGCCAGCCATTGGTGCCCACTATGCCCACCTGAACAACGTCCAGATTGAGAAGGGACCAGAGTACGAAGCCGCTCCAATCATAGGGCCAGAGGAGTGGATGCATGCGCGCCCAGACTTTTTTGTGAAGTCGGAGGACACTCGCTGGCTGCTTGAGATCAAGTCTACGCGCAAGTTCGACCACAAGTGGGGTATGTCGGGCTCGAACGGCGTGCCGCCATACTACGCGGCCCAGTGTATATGGCAGATGGCCGTGACGGATGATGAGCGATGTGACCTTGCGGCCTTTGCAACTATGAACGATGAGTACCGCTCCTTCAAGATTCACAGGGATTCATCAGTCGAATCTAAGATGATTGACTATGTCAGGGACTGGTATGATCGTCATATTCGAGAGGGTAAGCCCCCAGAGGTGGACGGCTCCACCGCATGCTCCAGATCCCTAGCTAAGCTTTTCGAGCAAGAGTCGAAAGAGTTCATCGAGCCGTCTGAGGCTCACCTCGACTTGGCCATGGAACTCAAAGAAGTCCGCCGCATGAGCGCCGAGTTAGACGAAAAGAAGCGGATGCTTGAGAACAAAATAAAAGAGGAAATCGGCACCGCATATGGTATCAGTGGTGTAGCTACGTGGTCTCAGAGCAAGCCACGTAGTCGATTCGATCGGACCTCATTCGAGGCTGATCACCCAGACCTTGCCAAGAACTACGTTAAGATTGGCGAGCCAACGCGAACATTCAGGTTCTCATTCACAGGAGAGAAAAAATGAGCACAGCAATCCACCCAGCACATCACTTCAGGAATGTCGTAGAGTCCAAGGCCTCTGACTTCCTCCAGGCAATGGCAGGTACGGAAGAAGGGGCAAAGGCAGCAGGCCGTGTAGCTCTCGCATTCCGTCAGGCTGCACAGACCAATGACCGTCTATACGGGTGTGACCCCGCATCAGTAGCTCAGGCCGTCGCCCTCTCGGCGATGACAGGTCTTATGCCCGGTGGGCCGCTTCCAGATGTCTACCTGCTGCCACGAGGCAAGAGCCTACAGTGGCAGGTATCTCACCGAGGTTTCTCGAAGCTCGCCGCCCGAAGCGGTGTACGACTCCGCACCAAGGCGGTGTTTGAGAGCGACACGTTCCACGTCATTGAGGGGACGGAGCCTAAGCTGGAGCACGTTCCTGATCTCTCGGCAGATCAGTCTTGGGACACCCTGGTGGCGGTCTATGTCGTCGCTCACTACAAGGACGGCAGCAAGGACTTCGTCGTTATCCGCAAGGCCGACATCGAGAAGCGTCGGGCAAACTCGGACTCGTACAAGCGCAACAAGAACCAGTCTCCGTGGGGTCAGTGGCCCATCGAGATGGCGCTCAAGACCGGGCTCCGGTATGCGTTTGCTCGCGGCATCGTCACCATGGACGACACCACCACAAGCGCTTACGAGCACGACGGCATTCAGGATGCACCGGCTGAGGATCTCAACGTGGTAGACATGAACGAGGTTCCAGAAGTCAACACCATGAACGTTTTGTCTGAGCAGCTTGATGAGCTTGTGCAGCAAACGGACGCAGAAGAATCATTGCTTGAGGATTAATCGACAGCATGGCCCGTGATTACAAACGCGAGTACGAGCAGTACCACAGCAAGCCAGATCAAAAGAAGAGGCGCGCTGGGCGCAATCGTGCTCGCCGTATCATGACCATGTTGAAACGAGTTAAGAAAGGCGATGGAAAAGATGTCCATCATAAAGATGGAAACCCAACAAACAACTCGAAGAAAAACCTTAGAGTTGAAAGTAAAAAAACAAATCGTTCAAGAAAGTAAAGGAGAACATTATGAGTTTGTTTGATGAAGCCAAGAAGGCGAAGAATCCATTCGGTGAGCGTACCAAGCCTAAGTCGAATGAATCTGAGATCCCTACAATCAACCAAACGTCTCTGCTTCTGCGGGTGGTGAATGATGTGTTCGGTGAGCAGCAACTCACTGATGCACAGGTCTCAAACTGTGAGGGATACCGGACTCGTCTGGCTGATTCGTCATGGCCTCTCCACAACCTCCAGGGCAACGTGACTGAGCCGACATGGGCGAACATGCTGAATGCAACCATCGCAGGCATGACGAAGACCATTCGGAACAGTCAGCCTAACGGTGACTGGAAGCTGCTTGAGTTCGAGAGCAAGATTGATCACGACTCAGACAAGGTTGAGCGTCTGTTCATCGTGGTCAAGTTTGTCGATGTCGACAACAATGAGGATCTTCAGTACCGAAACGGAGCGCCTGTTGCTACCACCGTAAACGTTCAGACGAGCCCCATTCCTCAAGAGGTTGTTGATGCTCTGACGAATCGTCAGACTGATGACTCACATCTTGCAGGAATGATCGAGAAGCTCGTAGAGGCAATCGCAGCCAAGACGACAACGTCCGCTACGATCCCGGCTGAGCCAGTGTCAGCATCGGGTGAGCCTGAGCCAGAGCCTGTGGTCTTCAACGACTGATACGATGCCGTTGTATCAGTTCGTCTGTCCTAACTGCGATCTGACTGTTGAGGTTTTACAGGCATTCGGAGACCCAAGCCCCCACTGTGGGGCTTGTGCTCTCGACCTGGGCACGTCAGTCGACATGAAGCGCAAGATATGCGTGACCAACTTCAGCCTCAAGGGTGAAGGCTGGGCGAGGGACAACTACGGCTTGAAGAAAAAGTAATGGGGTGAGGCGCCACTGGCAGGTGCATCGGGTTGTGATCCCGAACGTTGTTGGTTCGAGTCCAACCGCCCCGCCATCATAATTTGGAGAGATCATGGCTGATCACTCATTAGACGACATTGTCCATTCCATTCAGTCTGCCGTCATCGCGGCCACAGATATTGCCGAGCGCCATGAGCTTGACTCGATTACGAACGAGGAGTTCTGGGAGCAAAAGACTGATGATTCCGGGGAGCCACTTAATGATGAACATGGAAGGCCCATTTATGTACCTCGCATGGTCGTCATGGAAATCCCAACATGGGAAGATGGAGTACTGGTACACAAGAGAGTTCCGGTCCCCCTCCAGTCGCTCACGACGGGTCAAAGCCTGCGTGTGGATACGCTTGAAGTGGAGATGTCTGTTGAGATTTCTGGGCTTACGGCGGACAAGAAGAAAGGCAAGTTGATGGTCCGGCCTTGTGCCAACACTCCGTCATGGTTCAAAAAGCAGAACAATGCTGCTAAGGTAAAGCTGATTTTCAGGGGCAGTGAACCCCCTGAAGGTTATGCAAGAATCGATGACCAACTAATCAAGCTATTACCATGACCATGTCAGAAAAAGAATCTGAAGAGTTTAGAATTTTAGTAGATGGAATTCGTGACCGAAGGGAAGCTAGGGAGCGGAATGAGTTTCGACGTTCTCTGGCGAGCAAGATTAAGCCCGTGGCTTTAGCTGCATCGGCGACACCCTATGATGCGGGCTTGGGTGACGTAGCTTATGCCGCAGGTGAGTTGATTGACCCTGAAGGCGACCCTGAATTAGCTGCGATGGCAGCAGGCAT